TTACTCGGACAAATGTTCTTCCAGTGAGGTTTTTAGTTCGCTTTTTGACATAATTTCGTAGTAATGTTTTTGTTGAATTTCGAGCGTGTGACCCAATAGCTCTGCAACGATTCGCATGTCAATTTTTTGCGTTTTGATGAGGTAGTTTTCTGCGTATTTTCGGATTGAGTGGAAGCTTCTGAATTGTTGGTCTATGGTTGTTTTTGCCAATATCTCCCCAAATTTAGTTTTGTATGAATTATAGGTTAGTTTGAAATATCGACCGTTCAAATTAGGTGTTGCCCTCATTTTTTCGACGATGTCTGCTACTCCCAAAATTTTGTATGGGATGTGGCGAATGTAACCGCCTTTGCCTTTGATCTGGATGAATTCGTCGTCGATGTCGGTTTTGCGAATTTGAATTGCTTCGGCGACTCGAAGCCCAGTTTTGGAGAGGAAAAAAAGTAGGTCGTACAATCCGCGTTCTTTTGACAGCTCCAAAATTGTTTGCATTTCCGCTTCAGAAAAGGAAGAGCGTTGCGTATTCCGCTTTTTTTTTACATTCATCGACTGCGGTATGGGGTTTTTTGTGGTGTATTCGTTTTCGACTGCCCACGCAAAGAATGCTCGAATGTACCCAATTCTGTACGATGTAGTGTACGTTGAATACCCAGCGGTTTTTTTGAGGATTTCCGAACGAATGACATTGCCTTCGTTCCATTTGCAGTTGGGAATAATCGCCAATGCTAATTTGTTTTGTAAATAGTTTTCGTTCGAAATTTGCATTCGCCGTTCAGCTAAGTAGAGCTCTTTGGCTTCGGCGATTGACACCGGCGTTTTTTCTCGGAGCGTGAAGACTTCCGCGATGCGTCGGTCGAGCAATTCCATTGCAGCGTTTTTGCTCGTAGTTTTCCAAATGAAGGGAGTTGAGCGTCGGACGGAGTGAACGCACGTATACACGACTCCGTCACGCTCATAGCAATATGCCCAACGGTAGTTGGGATGATCCCACCGGTTCTTTTTCGTTCGAGGGCGTGGCATTTATTTTCCAACTCTGTCTTTGAAATCTATTCGCCCACATATCCGAAGAAAAGCGTTTCTAGTGTTCCAGTAGAATTGGTGTTTTTTGGATTTTTCTGTAGAATCTGCATAGAATATATGACCTTGTTGATTTACAAGGTTTTGGTTATTCAATGTTCCTCCAGTAGTAATGTGAGTACAAATAGCTATTATCTTTTTGCCTCGTTTTTCTGTGGTTATTGGCGACGCAGTCGTGTCAACAACATAATTGTCAACCGCTTGAATTGTCCATTTTGGTTGATATTGGTACAAAACTCCTCCAATAACTGCAGCTGCAAAACCAGAATCAAATGTTTCATTACTCAAAGCTTCGAGATAACCTATAGCTGGATCCATACGAACAATGTTCCAGTTATTTGTCAAAAAATATGCTGACATCTGCTGAATCAATTCCTCTGTTGAACAGTAGCATACTGTTTCGATATACTGTTCTCTTATCACCCTTGCTTCAGAACATCCCCATAACATATTTGCTAAAAGAACAATTAGTAAAACTCTTTTCATTTTTTTCTCCTTAATAATCATTTATAGATGTAATAACGTAGCCGAAAATTCGGAACGCTCTGTGTTTCAATTGGATTGGTTCGATTTCGCGGAAGGATTCGGAGTGCAGTTCCAAATCTCCCTTTTCGTTTTTGACGAGTTTTTTCACAATAAACTCGGCGTCGCAGATACAGACCACTATTTGACCGATACACTCCTGCACGTCTCCGCATCGCTTCACAATCAGCAATGTGTCGTCTGTGATGCCACGGCGGAGCATAGAGTCACCATGTGAGGTAACGGCGAAAACATCCTCTGGAAGGTTCTTTTTGATATAGCTCTTGTTCACCTTCATCACAACAGGGTGGTTCATTTCAACATACCCATTCCCTGCATTGACTTTTGACGTAATGTATTCTATTTCTACGGTTTCGTCTGCAAAATCAACAGCCCTTTCATTGATCTGATATTGAACTGGTTTCAATTCGTAACTGGTAGCGGTCTTGTTTCCTCGTAAATACTCTTCGTCAATACCAGTTAACTCCAGCAATTCGAAACGGAGTTTGTCTGGCATATTAGGATGTAGTTCGAAAATCTTTTTTGCAGTTGAAACAGAAATCAACGAATCTCTTTTTTCGTATTGATGGAATATACTTGAATGTAAATTTAGGGCTTTTCCTAAATTTATTTTTGTCTCGTATCCACCCCATACTACGAGGTTGTTGAAAAAATCCCTTATCCGTTTTGAATAATTTTTATCAATTTTTAACGAATTATTTGTTTTTGTCGTTTGCATCAATTATATTTGTAATAGTTACGAATGAATGAACGTACTAAAATAGTGTTTTTTTATCAAATATGCAAATGGAGGAATGGTGTCAAACAGAAATGTTGCCGATGCGAACAAAGACCCAATAGTGCCAATGACATTTTCGCTACTCTTGACAAAGAAAAATCGGATAGCAGAAATCGTTGAGGGGGACAAAAAATTTAAAAACAAATCTGAGCTTGTGAATGCTGCTTTAGATTTTTACTTCAAAAAAAACCAAAATTTGAAGTAAGTATTTGTAAAAATTTTTGTCCTATCGTTTGACTAATTGTCAAATTTTGTATTGTTTTGAATATTTTTATCAATTTATTTATCAAGGAGGTTCCGAAATGGAACAGGTCGAAAAGTTTTATACGGTGAGCCAATTGGCGGAACTCACCAATTTGCCCAAAACATCAATATATGCAATGGTGAATTTGGGACATTTACAAGCGAGTATGCGGAACAACCGCACGCGATTTTACACACTTCGTGATTTCAACAGGGCGAAAGACGCACGATTGAAATCGCTAAACGATCAAGACTCCAGAGGTTTCATGGAGTCCAGAAGAGGAAGGGCAACAGTATGAGTTTCGTTCCCGGTAAAATCCCTCTCGGCTGTAAAGTGATGGTGATTGAATGCCAAAGTATGGTCGAAGGGTTGAAGGTCGCAATGCCAGTTCTCTCTGGCTATGCAGCAAAACAAGTAGTAACAATTTATAACAATCAACAAAAAACACTCAAGGTGTTTTGGGAGGTGTAAGGATGGATAAGTTAGAAAAATACTCAGACGGAGAGCTTTTTCTTTTGACAGGTGGCGTTACAATTCAGTGTATTCGTTACGACAATGGTGTATGGAGAATAATCAATGCTGTTTGTGAAAAAGCTGATGCTTTTCTTCATACTCCTTGTGATCTTGGAACACATGAATACTTAGAATCGCTTTATCAAGAGTTAAAGAATCCAACAATTACAGAAGAGGTGTAAGGATGGAAAGATTAGAGAGATTAAAATACGAGTATTTTGTGAATTCTGAAAAAAAAGATATTGAAATTAACTTAATTGAACTTGCAAAACAACTTTACATCCATCAAGATTTTGAACGTGAAGTTAGTTTTAGAGCTGCTTTAAAATTCTTCGAGTATCAACAAGAGTTTATGAATGATGCTGATACGATTGGCAGAATCGAAGCATTAGCACAAAAAAAAGCTGCTCTGGTAACAACCCCAGAACAGCAGGAGAATGACAACGAGAAGGTCTCGGAGTCAAACAACAATCAACAAATATAAGGTTTACAAATGACAATTCAAAATTTAGCGGTGAGATATGAATTTCACCCAAACAATCGAGAGGATTGGCTCAAGGCTCGCCAGTCCGGTATTGGCTCCTCTGACTCTGCAACCATCATGGGTTGCAAAGGAGCTTTCAATACACAATCGGAGCTGTATTGGTCGAAGGTAACCCCACCAGATCAACTGCAGGATAATGCCAACGAAAAAATGATGTGGGGCAATCGATTCGAAGATGTGATTGCAAAAGGTTTTATTGAGGATTACAGACCGGACCTGAAAGTTCAACGAGACAACAAGATTCGCAAAATTGATGGTTATCCATTATTGGCAAATATCGATAGAATATTAGTCAATACTGGTGGTGCTCCATGGATTTTGGAAGTAAAAAACACATCGCTTTCAAAGGAAGCATTTGAGGAATCGGTTGCACCGGGTGGTAAATACTGGAATCAAGTACAGCACCAAATGCTTTGCAGCAAATATCCAAAAGCAATCATTGTTGCACTGTTTTACGGTTGCGAACTCGTAGCATACGAGATTGAAGAGGTTATTGAATATCAATACGCATTGCTGGAGCGATGCTCGTTTTGGTGGGACCGATATGTTGTGAATCGCGTGGTTCCAAAAGACGTTCCAACCGAAGAAACGGAAGAACAAAGAAGCTCACGCGACATTGACGAGGACGAGACGATATTGCCACTCGTTCAGGAATTCAAGGAGCTCAAAGAACAATCAAAAGCCATCGCAGGGTTAGAAACTCGCATGGAAGAAATCAAAGACATTTTGAAGCTGGAATTGGAATCGCAACAGCTCAACGCATTCCGTGTTGGTGGCAAACCAATTGTAACGCTCAAAACCTCAACTCGTGACATTGTGGATGCAAAAAAATTCAAGGCAGAATTGCCCGATGTTGCGAAAAATTATATCAAACAATCAATTTCAAAAACATTATCTGTGAAGGTGTAGTATGACAGGATTACCAGTAAGTGACATCACGGTTGATGTCTTAGATATCTCGATTGGTATCATGCTCAACAAAAACGAGCGTGCAGCTGCAGGTTTTACGTTGAAAATCAACGACAAATTTGTAATGATGACGGCAGACGCTTCGCCAACTGTGTTTAATCAAGCTATCAAAACAGCTCTTCAAAAGCTATTTGCTGAGTTTAGTTATGATTTGAGTGTAAAAGAGTTTGTTGACCCTTTAACACTATTTGATAATTTTTATCAAAAACAATTAAGTCCAAAAGGTCATGCATTACGACAAGCTGTTGAAAATCTTGAAAAAAGAGGTTATAAGGTTGAAGTATCCAAAGAAGAAACCGGCGAAATAACCGAAGCACAGGCGAAGGCAATTCAAGAGGATCTGCAGAAAAACGGCTTTCCGTTCGATTATCCGCCACAAGATGACTACAACCAAATTCCGCCGAACGACATTCCAGAGGCGATGTTTGACACACTCAAAACAGGGTCAACAGAACAGCCTAAATGGAAGGCTAATGTACAACGAATGCAAAAAGTGAGCCGATGAGACCGGCTCCCATTCAAACACTCCCCTATCCACAGCGGATAGGGGTCTATTTCAACTATAATTTTATAAACGAGGACGATATGACAACAACAAACAAAGAATTTGCAGAAGCTACATTTGGCGAGAATGCAACACTACCGACCACAGCAGTTGCTGTGATGGAAGAACAGAACAACGCAGTTCAAGCGGTAGAACCACCAACGATTGAAATTTTGGATTTTGGCGTAAACGAACACGCAAAAGATTTGATAGCATCACTTGACGAAAGCAATCAAGAGACTATTGAAATCACCGCAAGCTATTTGGATTTTGAGAATGGCGGAATTGCGAAAATTCAACGATTGATCTATGTAGGCTCTTCAACCCGTGATTACACTGACGAAGATACTGGAGTTATCGAAAAACTTCGATTCGCGTACTTCATTGATGTGAACAAGAAGAAATGGTTTACTCAAGCCACTATCATTGTGAATGAGCTGTTGTTGGTAAAAGCTCCAGCACCAGTTGAGATTGAGTTTCTTGGCAAAAAGAAGGGTAAGAACGGATTCTCTTACCACACGTTCGCTGTACGATTGATTAAACCAGTTCAACAGCTCAAAGCGTAAAAAAATTGATGCAGCACTGTTGTAGAAACGGCAAACTATGATCGTCTACCGTCGGCTTCGGTCGCTACACCCTTGTATGGGGTAGCTTTACTCGACATAAATTGACCTGTTTCAGCATTACGTTTTACGTATTGTCCTGTTGTCGCATTATGTACTTGGGTTCTGCTTTTGACAGACCCAACACGGGTATTGTTACCTGTATTGCGAGCCATTGTAATCACCTCCTTTCTATGTTGATGTTTGCCCGAGCCATCTCAAGAAAGGGAATTACAAATACAGTGCTGCATCAATATTTATTCGAAGTTTTGTAAATACTTTTATTGTGAAGAAAATTCTATGAGAACAGGTAGACCAAAAAAACAGCAATGGGAAATGAAGGTACCAAAAACCGTGGCACTTTCCCAAGTAGCCATCGACATTGGTTATAGCTATGTAGCAGATGGTTCGCATAGTTCTTTTTCCCAATTCGTAGAAGAAGCAATAATGAACTATAACAAATCAAAGCGTAAATGAACTATCCGCAAGCGATGAATGAGTTTTGGAGGAGAGTAAAGTTGAAGGATGTAGAAATGACGCCTTATCAGGGTTTTTTGTATATGGCTCTCCTCCACCTTGCGAATGAAAACAGATGGCAATCAAATGTGGTTTCTGTTTCAAATTCCGAACTAATGAGACTTTGTTGTTTTGACCACAAGATGACATTGATACGGTCAAGAGAGGCATTAGTGAAAAAAAAACTCATCAAATTCGAACCGGGAAAAACAGATCATACGTACTCAAAATACACGATAATTTTGAGCGAAATTGAGGGTAAAAAAACTGGTAACGTAACTGGTTCATTTAGTGAACCAGTAGACGCAAAAACTGGTAACGTAACTGGTAACGTAACTGGTAACGTAACTGGTAACGTAACTGGTTCAAATAGTGAACCAGCCCTACCTATATATGACCTAAATAAAAGAAATGAAAAGAAATCCCTACCAAGAAGGGTTTTGAAATTAGACTTTTTGAAAAACAAAAAAACAGCAGGAGAAGAACAACAATGAAACATCTTAGCGATTGGTTCCGCGATTTCACCAACGAGACATTGCTCGTTCGAGGATTTGCGATAACAGAACAGACCGAAACGCAGTTAGAAGCAATTTACTCGGTGATTGAGCAGGATAAGAATTTCGACCGAACAAAAGCAGAGTTATGGATACGCTTCGGTGAATTTGCTTACAACAGAAAGAATCTGATATTGCAGGATTTTTACCCAACACCTAACCAGATCGAAACGGTAAAAGAATCCATGAATGTGGTTGTTCTAACAAAAGAACAACTTCGCCAAAAATGTTTAGCCTTCCGATCAAATTTCGAAGCGGATTTGATAGTTGAATGCGAACAGCTTCGAGAGCAACTGGCGAGGGTGGACCATAACAAAGCACATCTGAACACCATGATGGAATTAGTGTTGGAACGACAAAAGACCTCTGAACAACTCGACACTATGGACAAAATGGCGAAGCAGATTCAGGAGCGAGACGACGCTATTGAGAGACTCAAAGCAAAGCTGAAGCCATCACAAATGGAGTATGTAGATGAGGGTGGAATCGACTACAGCGACCACTACACCCGACCCGATCAACTGGGCGGAATTATCACTGCAGGAGCTGAAAGGATGCACGTATGAGCTCATCTGTGATATTGTCGATTCATCCGGAGTACTCAAGGAAAATTCTCGCAGGAAAAAAAACGTGGGAATTTCGAAAAAGAATATGGAACGATGAAAATGTATCAATGATCTACATTTACGAAACTGCACCAACAAGTGCGATAGTTGGCGTAATAAAAGATTTTGAAATATTTCGAGATAGACCTTGGAAACTCTATGATGAAGCTGGTCAAGGAAGTGGAATAGATTTCGACGAATTTGACGATTATTTTGAAAACGTTGAAATTGGCTATGGGATTCAAATCTATTCCGTTGTTGGTTTTTTTGAGCCAATTGCCCTATCTGATTTTGGTATCTCAAAGCCGCCACAAAATTTCTGCTACATATTATCAACCACAGAAAGGATGCACGTATGATAACCGCACTTTTGATAGTATCGGCATTTGTGAATTTCGCACTTGCCTATGAGCTTTACCGAGTAATTCGGAAATTCCGAATCACTGCATGGCGAGAGCAAATCGTTCGCGAATCGCTCCAGCAACAATACAACGAGGGTATCGACAGCCCGGCTGGAATTCGCGTCATGCGAGCTATGAAGGAGGGAAGAATATGACAGACAACCCTCTAACAGCTCGCGTAACTGCTGTCACCTACAGCATTACGCTGTGGAAAAAACGCAAAGGAAGTGGCAATGGATTGCAGATTGACGCAGCGGATGAGGTGGTTGCAACTCGCACAACAGATCACCGCGAAAAAGTGATGCAGCACATCTGGAATTGCTGCACAAATGTCTTCCAAGAAGTTGACAACAGCTACTACGTGACCGTGAGCGGTGGCGATTACGTAACGGCTATTTATCTCTACAAATTCGTGGAGCTTCGCTATTTGGATTTTCGCCGGTATTTCCTCGAATACGCTCGTTATCCGCAATTGGGAGTGATGCGTTCAATCCCACAATTCGGCACATTTATCAAACAATTGAAAGGTGGTGAGTGATGGAAGAATTACTAGTTTTGATTGGAATCGTAGGCTTAGAGGAATATTGGCTACATGAAGATAGAGTTTATGTTTTCAATCTTCAAGAAAAAAGTGTAGATGAATTAAAAAGCTCTAAAGTACCTAATTTATTTTTTATTGAAAATTTTGAAGATTTCCGTGAAGAAGCCCTCGCAAGAATGCCGAAGAGGGTTGAAATAGAATGCGGTTTTGGTTTGACTGAGGACTTCCAATTTACAATAACCGAAGAATCGCGGGAAAAAATATACGATACCATGAACATAGATTTTTGCAATTCCAAATTTACGGTAACAGTAATCATTGAAGAGGTGCAGGAATGAACATACATTCAGAATCCTACAATAGGCTTGTATCACTTTTGGATATGGAAATAATATCAATTGAAAAAAACGATACTAAAAGTACTACTTGGCTTTTTAAAATAGGTGTCGCTTCATTTTCGCGTGTATTATTGCACGACGGGACAATATTGTGGTGGGAAAACCCTTACGAAAACGCCTGTAGTCACGATAACTGGCCATTAAGAATACACGGTGCTAAAGAAATACTTTTAGAAAGGTATTTTCAAAAACTTCAAGAGGTGCAGTAATGAAAGTATTTGAAGCTCCTGAATCATTGGTGTATATTCCAAAATTGGACACTGTTGGCACCTTCATTCCAGTTTCTGCGGACATTCCGCACGTGCGGAATGTCAAAATACACTCCCATCAATTTGACGTGACAAATGTCGGTGGGAGTGTGAAGGAAGAGCCACTCAATGGACTCTATGAATTCGAAATCGAAGGGAGAATGTACTAATGGCTCAACAGCACTACTTGAATCGCTCCTTGTATGACGTGTTAATCGGCATTGATCCAGACGTCGACAAAAGCGGAGTGGCTTTGAAATGGACAAAACACAAAGAAGTGTATGTTCACTCCGAGAGTCTTTTGACATTAGCAAAAAGGCTTAGTGGTTTTGGAAATTACGCACACGAAAAAGCTCTTGTTATCATTGAAGCTGGTTGGTTGAATAAGAAAAAGAATTGGCACGCGATGAAGGATTGCTCCGATGAGGTCAAACAAGCTGCTGCAAGTAAGGTTGGTCGCAATCACCAAATCGGTTTGTCAATAGTGCAATTCTGCGAGGAATTGGGTTTGGATTACTTCCTCTACAAACCCACAAAAACAAAAAAAACAAAAACATTTTTGAAAAAACAATTCGGCATCATCGCGAAAAACCAAGAGGAAGTGGACGCGGTCATGCTGGTGCTGTGAGGTTGGTAGGATGAAAATACTTGTTGCTTGTGAAGAATCGCAAACAGTTTGCAAAGCATTTCGGAGATTAGGATTCGAAGCATATTCGTGTGATTTGCAACATTGCAGTGGTGGACACCCGGAGTGGCATATACACAGCGATGCAGTTGAACAGGCGTATAGCGGCAATTACGATTTGATGATAGCACATCCTCCGTGTACTTACTTCAGTTTAGCAGGCAGTCGTTGGCTATTCCCAAATCGACAATTAAACAAAACACGCTATCAACAATTGAAAGCATCGCGAGAATTGTTTATGCAATTCTATGAAGCACCAATTCAGTTTATAGCCATTGAAAATCCAGTTCCGGTAAAATTGGCGGAATTGCCACAATTTACACAAGCAATTCAACCATTCCAATTTGGACATCCTTATTCAAAAAAAACGTTGTTGTGGCTCAAGAATCTCCCATTGTTGAAGCCAACGAATGTACTTCGAGAGTATAGCCCTTACATCGTCACCAATGCTCCGAGAGGTGCAGTGAACAAAGGAGGGGAACAAATACTACCAACAGCAAAAAAAGGACGAGAACGGTCAAAAACATTTGAAGGTATAGCGGAAGCTATGGCAGATCAATGGGGGAGTTACATCACACAAATGCAGGTAATACAATGACCGACAACGAAATAATAGCAGAAATCAAACGCATTAGGGGGCTGTTTGCACGAAACACCCCCGAGGCGAGCAAAGACGCCTTTGCAAGGTTTTCGAGGCTCCTGCCCTTTATTGGTGCAAATGAGCGTGCTTCCAAATTTGTGAAGGAGATGACATATTTGTACCGTAATCGCTTTGTGAGTGATTACGTGAAGGAGTCGAGCGTCATTGTTGCGGACGCTCAAAAGGTTGGGACAGAGGTTTTGACCGGGCTGTCGAAAGTGGTTCAGCGTGGCAGATCTGCCAACCTCACCGACAAGGAGATTGAAGTAGAACTGGAGCGAGTGTTCTCACCTCAAAAAGTCCACTGGGCAAGAACGTGGAATGTGACGGCACAAATGGCACTTAACCGAATTGGTAAATTCGACAATGTCGAAGGTGATCCACTTCTGAAATACGTCGGAGCATCCACCACAGAGCGGAGCTTTTGCAAGCTCCATTTGGGCAAGGTCAAACGCAAGTCAGAATGGGAAGAAACCTTGAACGATTTCGGAAGCTCTGCACTCTATTATGGTGGTGGGTATTACTGTCGTCACAGAACGGAGGTGGTGGAAGAAGGAATCGTTCAAAAACCTGCAGCAACTCCGAGACAAGAAGGGTTATTCCATAACGATGGAATGTTGTCGAGATTGACCGTTGGCAGGGATGTAATTCAAAACCCTCAACGAGACTACACAGTTGTTGACACATTGTTGAAGGAAGTGAAGTCAAAAACCCCATTTTTCAGCTCTCTCCGTGAATCTGCTGAACGCTATCGTGGCTTATCCCCTTCCCAGTTCAACGCATTGGTGAGGGAGTTGAACAAACAAGGCTATGACTTCGCAAAACTCAACGACAAACTCGTTGATGAGTTGGTGAAAAAAGCAACTCCGAAACCTCAAATAAGTAAAACCGTAATGGCTGTGCAAAATTCACAACAGGTGAAAAACAACATAGTAACAACAGTTGTCTTCGAAGGCTTCACCTATACCAGAACTGAACCCATCAATCCGAAAAACAGCTATTCAATGAGATGGCAAAATGCTAATGGTAGAACTGTGGACAAATCATTTGCTGCACAACTTGAGAATGCTTTCAAAAAAACAAGATAAAAAACCATCTCCCCATTTTCCCAGCTCGAAAAAAAATAATTTACCGAAAAACCGACGTTTAGAAAAAAATATTTTTGTTGAAATTCAAAAAAGTATTGACATTCTTGAAAATAATGTTATATTGCACTCAACAACAATGTTTAACCACCGCGATTTGCGGTAACAAATTAGGAGAATGACGATGAGAATTTTAAAAACAAGCGAATCAAGAACAAGTGCGATGTGGCAATTGGAGCACGATAATGAAATGTACGTGCGAGTTCTGAATTTTGAAAGTGGCTCCATAAAATGGAGCAAAGTTGATGGTGACGGCGATTGGATAAATGTTGGTGAATTTAGCAGCATACTCGAATCAACATTTAGTTATTTGTAATTTTTTAGGAGAATAACGATGAGAATAGAAGAATTAACAACTGCACAAAGAAACGCAATCGCGATTCATGTAAACGAGAACTTGCACGATTACACTCTTGATGAAAGAGACGAAGAAACACAAGAGTTTGAGTTAGATTTACAAAAAATCGCAACATGGATAGAAAGTCTAACAGAGCAAGACATAGCGAATTTTGGCTATGATGCAAACTCGTATGGAGACACAAAAGAAGGGTACGCAGACCAAGTTTTTGAAAACATTACAGCAACATTGCTTTTTGAACAACTGTAATCTGTATGAAAAAAAAGAAATACGTTATCACCTCGCCCAATCGGCGGGGTGGGAACTTCAAAACGAAACCAGCGGAAGAAAAGCGAACAATCAATTTGATGACGAAAGTCAATTCGTATGAAAAATCCGTCATTGAAGCTAATGCAAAGGCGGTAGGATTGAGCGTTAGTGCTTATGTTCGAAGCCGGTGTTTAAAAAATAAATAAATTTATAAACAAGGGTATTCCATATGAGAAAATTGACTACACAAAAAAAGATAAAACTCATTAAAGAATTACAAGAATTTTTGCGTAAAAGACAAATGCAGATTGAAGTGTTTGAATTTGAAGAAGAGTTGATGGGTTACAAACTAATGGTTGGTGATGAAGTAATTCTTGTGAGTTATAGCGACAGTTTTACTTTTAATGAACAAGATTTGTATGATTGAGAAAAGCCCCAATAAGGGGCTTTTTGTTTACACGACACTTTCAATTTCCTTTGCGATTTTGTCGGTTTCGGCAGGGTTCAAGCCGAACCACTTCCAGAGCTTCCGCGATTTCCCAACCCCCGAAACATTCTGGTAGAATGCAAGCTCGGCAAATCGTTTGTCACCGAAGCCAATAACGACCTCATCGTCTGTTACCTTGATTATTTTGACCGATGCGAGCATTCGCCCAGTGAACTGCAAGAAGTCGCCGGAGCTGGAACGGTCGTTCATCTCTCGAAATTCCTTATAGCCACCGGGAATAACACCCCACAAACCACCAGTTTTTTTGTTTTCAAAAAACAAACCCTTTTCACCCTTTTTGACGAGTGCTTTCGATTTCGCCATTAGTTTGTTTTGAGCCTTTTTCAACATCGCCCCTTTGGGCATCGCAAAGGGATTGACGGAATAGCGGAAGGGTTTGCCGTCGAGGTCGCGACCAGCTTCAATGCGTTGGGTGATGGCTTCAATCGTCTTGTTGCCAATCATTTGCATTATGAGTTTAGACACTTTGACCCCCAATAACAATTGCACCACCGACCATTTGAACGGTTGGTTGACCCTCTTCCGGTTTTGTGAACCCCAACTTCGCATAAACTTCGGCTTCGAGCAATGGCAATTGAGAATCTAAAGCATCGCGAATATACATGGCATTTTCTTTGAAGTTCTGTTCCTCTTCCCAATTCCACTCGAAAAAATACGGTGCAACCAACGCTCCAGCGTCGAAGTTCAATCGGTAATCAATGAGCAACAGCCTGTTCATCAATTCTTGCACTCGTAACATATCGGTGAAGTGGATGTCTGCACTAATCATTTTCAACACTTGCAATGCTGAACGAGAGCCATTGGCTCCAATCTCCGTTGTATTGGCTTGACCCAAACACGCAATGGCGATGTCGGAATTTGCTCGTTCGATGAAGTCGGCAAATGCTTGGGAATTCGCTTTGGTTAGTTCATTGACCTTGATTTCTAATTCTTCGCCACTCGTTACAAATTGAGCTTTTTGAGCATTGCCCATTGCCTCGTTTGTTTTTTGTTTTTCCTCGTCGCTCTGAACTGGCTCTTTGTTAATGAGCTGAACGATGCCCTTCAAAACCTTGATGTAGTGGTAATTTTCGGCGATGGCTTGTTGACGATAGAACTCGGTGAGTGCTATATCGGCAAGGATTGACGAAGACCCAACGTCGACCAGATAGTCGTTTGAAGTGGGGTCGATGTCGGTGAGTTTCGGCGGTGAATTCTCGTCTGCAAGCTGTGCAGCATCGCCCTTTGGAAGGATTCGACCGTTGGGTATTTTCGCCAACGTAACGGACTGTCCCAAATCGGTTTTGACAGCCGAAGCAGTAAACCCCAACACTCCCCAAAATGGGGTGGTAGCGTGGTGCTTCAACACGCTTTGAATTGCTGCATTACAGCGGTTTCGAACCTCAACAGCTTTGTCTGGTTGGTCTGGAAATTGAATATTCCAACCGAATGACGAAACGGCAGTCGTCCGCACATTAAAGTGCGAGCGAATGCGTGGGTTTCGGTTGAGCATAAGGTTTGCGTATTTCGCGAAATCGGTGTAGTCTCGGTTTTGTTCCGACTCCGATATTTTTTTTAGATAGCCGTTGACCACTTCAGCGGTTTCAGGAAATTTTAGTAATTGAGCCATTAGATTTGTCCTTTTGGTAATTTGTTAATAAATTTTAGCCATTTGTATTCGTAAAGCGATTGCACACCGCACACCACAGAGTCAGGAGCGTCATCCTTTTTTCGTTCGGTTTTTTTGCCTTCAAAAGCCCAGAATTGTGCAAAGAATTGACGCCAAAGTTTATCCAATCCCTCGGCGAACACTATTTCACGCGACACCCAATGCAACTGGGTAATCTTGACCAATTCGTTCACACGATAGCGTCGAAACGTAACCTTCATTGAAATTCCTCGTTCGATCATCCACGCACGAAGTAGGTTTTTGTACGTGTTTTCTTGGGTAACATTCCCATCCATATCAACAGCACGAACATTCCATTTCTTGGACATCCCCGCAATGGTATCAAAGAGTTTGTTGCTATCTGGAATTGAACCACAAAAGACATCGTAAATGCGGATTTGTCCGTGTGTTGGGTTGTAGCCCATGACAACAATTGCGGTGGTGTCTCCTTTGCCCTTTTCGGACAAATTGGGGTCGCAATAGATGAGCTTCAAAACATTCTCATCCGATTCGTCGGGAATGAAGGTGGTGAAGTAGTCCATATCGAACACTCCATTTTCGGTGACGTTTGCCCAATTACCCAACGCGTAGATCTGGTACATCCCTGCGTTGGTGTTTTTGAGATTTTCGATTTGCTCGCGATACACTTCTGGAAGGTTCAACCAATTATCTTGGTAAGTTGTTTTGAGGATATAGGCATTTTCGACCGATTCGTCGAAAAATCTGCGTTTGATCCAATGATTCTCGCCCACCGGATTGAAGGTCATAATGATTTGAAGGTAGAGTGCTTGTTGGTAGCGTAAGCGGAGATTGATCTGCTCAAAATCCAGTTCACGAATTTCCGTCGCCTCTTCAATCCAAATGTGCGTAACGTCTGTAATGGATTTGAGTTTCTCCACGTCGTCGAGACCTTGCGAAATAAGGCGGTTACCAGTTTTTTTGCAACGAATTTCGAGACGCGATTCGATGAATTCGAACATCGAGTACAAACCACTTTCGGCAATGATGGATCGGATAATCGCGTATTGTGATTCACGGATTGACCTATGCGTTTGGCGAACCAACAAGACCTTGCAATATCGCAAAGAAGTCAAAAGGATAATGACCTTTTGAGCTGCTGCAAAACTTTTGCCAGACCCTGCTCCGCCCAAGAGCAGACAATATCGGTTCATATTTTGAACCATCTGCAAGTAGCTTTTATTCAGGTTGAGTTGCATCGATAACCCTCACTTCCAGAATGTTTTCGTTACCACTTTCAATCTCCTTCGTTTCACCGCCAATTATTCCGAACACTTTATACCAAAGCTCCACGGCTTTGATGTTATGGAATGTCTGTTTGTAGTGGTTCATAATCACTTGAGCGGTCAGGAATTGGGCTCCAGTTGATTCAAGAGGGAAGGAAATGTTTTTCGCTTTCGTTGCAAATTTGTGAAGGTGCGGAATTGAAACGGCGATGTCGTATTCATCCTTCAAAAACATTTGCAACTGCTTGTTTGTTGGGAATTTTTCGAACCTCTCCACATAAACCACCATCGCCTCGCAGACCTCGGCAAGCGTTACAACTGGTTGTTTCGTGGGTTTGTTCGGCATTGGTTAGTCCTCGAAATCGTAAACGACACGGAACTGGATAGATACCATCGTGTAGTCCGAAAAAACCGCTTCAAGCTCTGGCAATTGGGTTGCCGTCAAAGCTAATCCGGGGACGTCTTTGATTTTTCTGCACCGCTCAAAACCTAATTGAGCCAATCGATTGGCTTGGATGAAATCAATATCAGTTGCGAAAATGTTCACAAATGCAAAATGATTCCTCAACTCAACATTGCTAATTGGCTCAATGTTGATGACAACAGTTTTGTTGTTCATAGCCCTTTCATCGTGAACATTCGTCAGAACATTCACCCCATCAACCACCGCCACAGCCGATTCAACTTCGGTTTTGAACCGTTCTAAAATTTCGGATAGTTTCATTTTACACCCACCCCGTTTTGATTTCGCCGACTGACACCCCAGACCCCTCACGAGTTGGGGCTAATTTGTTGAGCTTCAAAATATCTTCGGCGTCACTCTTCCAAAGCTCCTGCATTTTCACCAAGTTGTCGGAAGGATTGACCACGAGCGTGGTCGTTGCGAAATAGTTAATTAAAAAAATGGTGGAAGTTTTCGCCCATTCTGGTGCGTTCGTTTGGTCGACTGTGTCGGCGATGCCGGACAGTTGACGAACGCGATTACTTGCGATGGATTCGTATTTCGCAAAAACTGCAGCATCTGCGAGTTCTCGCTCGATTGCTTTGTGGAGTTTCGAAGTACATTCCGCTTGAGTTACCAGTGCCATTTGTGTTACCTTTGGTTATAATGTAGAAAAATATTTACTAAAATAGAATAATTTTTGTTATATTCGTTTTATCATTTAGTAGAAATTATCTAAAGAAAGTAAAATTATGTCAAAACATTTATTTAGCGGAATTATGGGAGCATTTAAAACGCTATTCCCTGAAAAAGCCAAAGAAATTGACGCTATTTCATTCAATGACGTTGAGGATGGAGAAAAAAGTTCAACGTCAAATATAGAAAAAAACTATTCAAAATCGACAGGCAACAAAGATTTTGACGAGGTTCTTGCGGAAAATGTTCAATTGAAAAAACAACTTGCTGCACTCAATGTTGAGAATGACCAGTTGAAAGTGCAGGTTGGGAATTATGAGAAAGACAAAACCGAACGCGAAACCGCCTTGCAAACACAAGCGGAGCAAAAACGCAAAGAGGAAGTCGAAGCACTCTTGAAAAAAGCTATCGACGAAAAGAAAATCCCTGCAAAAAATGAGGAATTGCAGGCGAAATACCGAGCAATATTGTCCGCAGATTTGGACAATGGCAAAGCAATTTTGGACGCTATCCCTGCAATTCAGGGAGGCGAAAAAACCGAAGGAAGTAACGCACCAAAACAAGGAGGGGAAACCCTCGATTTACGAGCGAGAGCCGAAAGAGCATTCGCAAATTCCACTAATTAATTTTTACGAGGAGTAAAAAATGTTACTTGATCAAATTTCGCAGTCCTCAACTGTTGCAGGTGCGGACGCAGACCTTCAAGCCTTGGTCTTAGGTGCTATGAAAGCCGAATCACCATGGTTTAATTACGCCAGATTTTACCCAATTACGGGTAATGCTGACACTTTTGTGAAGCCTTCAACCCAAACTGGTGGGACAACAAGAACGGTGAATAACGATTATTCCGGTGCGAATACCAGTGTAACCGAAGGAACTGTTACACTCCGTATATTGGGCGATGCTCTTCGAACTGACATCTCAATTGAACGGAGAGGATTCACGCCACAATCTGAACGTGCAAGACAATTAGAGTCTTTCGCTCGTGGATTAGCTCGTTACATCGTTGATCAGTCCATCAATGGGACAGGCACATCCCCGGCAATGCATGGGATAACCGCACTAATTGATTCAGGACAAGTGTTGTCTATGGGTACGGATGGAGCTCCAGTTCCATTAGGTAATGAATCAGATATAAAATCGGCTCAACAATTCTTTTTGGAAAAAATTGACGAAATGATTGAAACCGTTGCTGGTGGTGCTCAAGTATTGGTTATGAATGGTCGTACTATCGCTCGTTTGAAGGCGATTGCACGTGAGTATATCAGTATCACCAATGTAGTTGATGCGTTTGGTACTCAACAAACGTTAACATCTTATAATGGCATTCCGATTATCAATTCGGGTTATGGCAAGGACGGAACTACATTGGTAATTCCGAATACTGAAACAGTTGGCGTATCCGACGACTGTACTTCCATCTATGCTATTCGTTTTGGCGAAAAAGACGCTGTAACTTATGCGACATCAAAAGGTTTGCAGGTTTATGACCGTGGGATGACAACAGTTCATTACAACACACTTGTTGAGATGGATGTGAACATGGCTATAGTCAATCCAAAATCGGTTGCGAAGTTGACAGGTATTCGACTTGACGGAACAATCGCGTAACGCGTAAGAGGAAGCAATGAGCATTACAACAATATTGGGAATTGTCGGCGGAATCGCTATCATTGGCGGCGAATATTGGCTCACTGGTGGAGTGTCGGAAACGACCATTGCAACAGGCTTGTCAATTATGGGGTTGGGCTATTTTTCGCAGGATGGGAAGGTGTTTATTCCCATCATTGCGAAATTGCTCAATTACAAACGCGACCAAGGTCAAGAGGTAGCACCGCCACCAATTGCCCCCCCTGAAAAACTACCAGAATTCGAACATTTGGCACGTGAAGAGAAAATCCAAGCACAACGCAAAAAACAATCCGACAAAACCAAAATGAACAGGGTGGAGAATGATTGAAGAAGCAGTCCAAGAGCTTGTTGACATTGATAAAAAAAGCGAAAGCAAAGGGACAGGATTAGCGGTTGTCAAATATATTGCTGCATTCGCAATGGTTGGGCTAACGGCGTATGGAACCTATCTACAATCTTCAATGGCGACGAAATTTGAAGTGTTGAGCGAGAGGCTGAACAACTCAAATAAAGAACTGCAAGAGAATCGTATTCTTTTGCAGAAAACAGTTTTAGACCTTCACGCGGTCGAACTCGCGGTGAAGGAATTACAATTCAACGAAAAAATTAAAGGAAAAACAAAATGAGCTTACACGCTATCGAACGAGCGACGGATGTGATGAATTATGCAGGTCAAGGGCTTGTCATCGCATATCGTCTCGACGCTGAACACGACATCGTTCAGTCTGACGGCACGACTGCAGCAACAACACTTGCACATGCTAGTTTGGATGCTGGATTGATTGACAACTGTCAAGTCCAGTTTAACGAAAATGGGTTGAATTTGACCATCACCCACGCCAACCACTCACCCGAATTTTTGGCATTTCGCAAAGCGGCGGTGGGTAGTGCCGGAACAACAACTACTACACGCGAATTCATCTCCGAATCAGGTGTCAAAAAAACCATTACAAGTTCAAGCGGATCGAGTAGAGATTATGTTTTTATCATCTACCCATCTCAATTGACCTCAACGGACGGTCAACGATGTTTAGTCGTTGTTGGGACAGTGGCTCCAGAAACTGGCTCGTTCACGACCTCAAAGGATGGATTCAACACAAGCACAATCAATGTGGTTTCCAAAGCGGCATTGAAAGATGTTGACATTCTTGCAGCAATGCACGAACCGGACGTAACAGCAGTAACAGCAGATGTTACCGTTGCAGAAGGCGACCACTATTTCGACGGCTACATTGTAGGACCGGCATAGTAACAATTTTATTAACATTTAAAAAATATATTCTATCATGGAAGTAACGCTATATTTTGACGGAGTCGAAAAAAAATTGCCAATCAAACGTAATACCATTGCATTACGGCTTGGTTGGCAATTGCTTATTGGGAAACACTCACAACAAGCAACGGAATTTGACAAGGAGTTTTTAAGTTGGAAATTTCGTGCCGAACAAATCTCAAGTAAATTGAGCAAGCTCGAAATAAACGAGAAAAACAAAGAGGAAATTGAAAGGCTCAAGGCGATTGATCAAGAGTTGGTCAAAGAGAATCAGGACTTCAATTACAAAATCAAATTTGCAGCCGCAGAAAATCTGGTCGAACAACTGAAGTATGTTACTGACGAATCGGAATTGACAAAAGAAGAAAAAGCATTATTCAATTCAAATTTGGCAGAGGGCAATTTTTGGCAAGACCAAGACCTTACAAAAATGAACGAGGTGCTTGAGTTTTTTCGTTAAGCTGTTGGGTGAAGAAGAACGAATTGTCGAATCCTTGCATGAGAATGCTCTCGTGTATAACATCAATGAAGCTCGACCACCAGTCCAATCTGGATTTGGGTATTACGAATTGATTCCTAACGAAAAAAACAACATCTCGATGTACGAAGCCGAGCATTGGAGATTGAAAGCGAAGGTGTGGTTGGTCTCAGAAAACAACGCAAGTACTTTTTACTTACTACTTGAAAAAACCCTACTCGAAGTGGAGCAATTGCTCCTCTTCCGAAACGCATTAAAAGAGGCACAGAGACAATGAGCGATATAAAACTGACGGTCAAAATGGCACTCGACCAAGCGAGTGTTGGAGTGCTGAAAAAAGATGTAACCAGTTCGGCGGAAGTTGTTGCGAAAGCAGGAAACTCCGCCTTTTCTGCGTTGAACGCAGCCGCGTTAGTTTCAAATCTTGGTACGGCTTCGGCAGAATTACAGGGACTGTCGAAAGGTCTCATCGAACTTGACACTGCGTCCGCATCAATGCGTACACTCGGAGCGGAAGCGGCTGCAATGGCTCCGAAGCTGGAAGAAGTCAGCATAAAAATGTCGAAGGATCTACCGTTTGCAGCCTCACAATTTCAAGGAGCATTCACGGACGCAATTGCCTCGGGCGTGCAGGGCGGCACAAAGGAACTGGGCATATTTGCCGAAACTGCTGCAAAACTTGCAGTCGGTGGAGGGGCAGAGTTAGCAGATGTCACGAAAGGTTTGGGTGCTACACTCAACGCGTTTGGTGCCTCTGCCCAAGACGCCGGGAAATACGCCGACATCCTTTTCAATACCGTGAACTACGGTGTGACCACCATTCCAGAATTGAACTCCCAACTCTCGGGAGTTACTGCAACATCTAATGCAGCAGGAATTGAGTTCGAGAATATCGGTGCTTCACTTGCATTGATGACCCAAAAGGGTGTACCGACGGCTCAATCGGTGACGAAATTGAACTCATTACTCGTTGAAATTCAAAAGCCCGGTGCCGGACTCAAAAAAGTACTCGACGAAGCAGGAGTTTCGCTCGAATCCATCAAAAACGACGAACTCCCGGTAACGTTAGAAAAAATTTCCAAAGGTTTGAAAGCCACCGGACAAACTGCAACGCAAGCGTTCAGCTCTTCCGAGGCTGGTGCTGCATTCAATCTACTCGTTGATGGCTCGAAGGCATTTGCGGAGACCTTGGACAGCGTCAAAAATGAAACAGGCACTGCACAAAATGCGTATATGGAGATGTCGAAGTCAATCGACGTTCAAAACAAACAACTTACAACGCGTTTACAAACCTTCATCCTCGAAGGAATCAAACCAATAGGTCCGGCGTTTGGTGCGTTGACTGGTGCCTTAGGAACAGCAACTCCATTGCTTCAAACTGGATTAGCTTTGAAGGGCTTAATCCCAGAAGGAGCAGGGACAAAAATCGCCGACATGGCAAAATCTATCGTTACACGGTTGGTTCCCGGCTTGTTTGTTCAGACTGCAGCAACAGCAGGAGCAACCACCGCCCAAACCGCGTTGAACACTGCAATGTTGGCAAACCCTGCATTCTTGGTTGTGGGTGGGATTGTGGCACTCGCAGGAGCTACGGCTGTACTTTCACGAGCGTTGAACGAAACAGCGGAGGAGAAAAAAGCGGATGCAGTTGCACAGGGTGAGGTTTTGGCTCAACAAAAACAAGATGTCGATTCAAAATTGGCTCAAATAACAAGTACAAATTCACAGATCGAAAGCTACAAAAACCTCAACAAAACACGTGAGGAATTGAAGGCGAAAACCAAACTCACTGCAGATGAAGAAGAGCGTTTGAAAAATGTGACTGGTCAGCTTCAAGAAAAATCTATCGCACTTGCGAAAACCTATCCCGGAGCCATCAAGGATTCCGCAAATTATACCGCCAACATCGCCAATCTCTCAAAAGAGGCTGAAAATTCGAGCAAAAAAATTGTTGACCTGAACGCTCAATCGTTAGCGTTATCGAAACAGATTGAACAAAATAGTCTATTGCAATTGAACCTCGAAGTTGCCGTAAAAAAAGAAGCCTTGGAAGACTCTTTGGCGGACGTTTTCGACGACAATTTTTTCGAAAGCTACAAAGGAGCGTTCACAAATGCGTTCAGCTCTGTCACACAATTGTTCAAAGGTGACTTTTCTGGAGCCGTCAGCTCTGCGTTTGAATCGGTGAAAGACATTGCCAATTCTGCATTGTTTGGCTTCGGTGGTGAACTCTCCGAACTGGTGTTCGGCACGTCCGACGCACGCAAACAAGGAGAAGCATACGTGAAGCAATTCTCCGATGGACTTTCGAAAGCCAAAGACAGCTCAGATGTGAACGCTCAAGTACTTGCGTTCAACCAAAAGATAATCCAAGACACTTCCATTTCCGACCAAGACAAACAAAAACTTATCAAAGGATTTGCGGAAGTAGCAAAGGCGAAAGTCGTTGCTTTGGATGGCGAGGCGAAAGCCCTCAAAAACATCAAGGACGCGGAAGTAAAAGCCATTGTCGACACCTATTCGCAAGTGTCCAAAGCTGGTGGAGATGCGGACAAAGCTATCGGCACACTTGCAAAAACTATGGGCATATCTGCTCAAAAAGCAAAAGAACTAGCAATCAACGACGAGCTGAAAAAAGCAACTGCGAGCGGTGGAGATACTGCCAAAGCAGTTGAAACTATTTCACAAAAATACAAGGTCTCAAAAGAACAAGTACAGGCATTAGTTGACAACCAAAAGCAATTGACTGCAGCAGCAAATGAGACAAAAAACAGCGTCGACGAAATTGCAAAAGCCTATGCAGCAGCACAAACTGCATCAAAGGGAACTGAAGACACATTGATTGCACAAATCACAGCTTTACGCTCGTTGAAAGCTCAAGGCAAACTCAATGCTGAACAGGCAAAACAATTAGAGGATTTGGAAAAACAAGCTTCAGAGAATAAAAAAGTACGAAGCAGAGAATTGACCATACAAAATAAAGCTCAAGAACAATTTACTGCGAAAGCTCAAGAACAGGGCAAAAAACTCAAGGACTTTACAAAAGAAAAAGCCGACGAAGAAATTGCACAAGAGCGTGAGCTTGCTGCGTTGAAATTGAAAAATATTGACGATTTGACAACTGCTGCACTTCAACAAGTTCAACAAGAACGTGAGCAAAAACGGCAAGACATCTTAAGAAAAATTAAGGATTTGGAAGCTGAAAAAGGTGTCAACGAAGAATCGCGGAAAGCCTACATTGCGACGTTGAAAAAACGGCTTGACGAAGGCGGAATAATTGAAACAGAATATCAACAGAAGGTTTTCAAAATTCAAGCCGATTCGTTCCTTGCGTTGCAAAAAAAGGAAGAGGAAAAAACCGAACGCGAAAACCAAAACCGTATCAAATCCCAACAGTCGTTGGTCAATGCTCTGTCGACCAATCTCACCACCGTTGAAGCGGTGATGGAGAACCTGCTCAAGTCTGGAACAGCAATTCAACAAGCGGAATTGGAGAAACAAGCGGAACAACGAATCCAATCGATGGAAAAGGTGGCGAAAGAACAAAAAGTACTTTTTGGATTGGAACAACAAGCAACGATTGAAAACATTGTTAGTAATTCCGAAGAAGTTAAAAACGCGATTGAAAAGGCGAACGCTGTTTTGCTTCAAAACAAACCAGAATCAGAAGCATACAAGAACGCTCAAAAACTTGTTGAGGAAACAAAAAACAGAGTAAGAGAAACCAACGAGGAGATTTTGTCACTTCGTAAAGATTTTGCAGACAAAGAGCAGTTGGCTACTATTCAACGCGAGTTCGAATATGCAAACATTCGAGCTGGTATTATCAAGGACGAAGCACTCAAAGAGCGTGACACATCACTTGCAAGTGCTAAGCAAACTTTAGATTTGCGTTTGTTTTTAGCAAAAGGTAATCTAGGGGAAGAAGCTGTTGCTAAAGAAGAGTTTGAAGCCGAAAAACTTCGCATCGAACAACGGTATTTGTTGCGTTCGAATTCCCTCAAATCTGCTGCACTGGATTTTGCAATAAACTTGCAAAACAAACTAAAAGCATTGCAATTCAACGATAACTCGGAAAATGAAAAAGCGTTGGAAAAAGAAGAGGACGACTTACGGAAAAGCCTTGCAAAACGCGAAATTTCCTATCGTGAGTTTGTCGAAAAGCTCAACGAAATTGATAAAAAGCGAACAGAATTTTCAGGCAATTTAAACCAACTCATCAAGGTGGGAGCCGACACAATCGCGGAAAGCTCGCAATCTTTGCTCGATGGTTATTTGAAGAAGTTCAACAAAGCTACGGAAGAAGTAAAAGAAGGAAATACGAAATCGTTGGAGGCTCAAGGGGATGCAGCGAATGCCGTTTACACCGCGATAGGTGGCTACGCCGTAGCATCTGCTGCACAACAAATTGCAGCAGGAAAATCCGTTGCAAAAGCCTCGCTTGACGCATTGCTGACTGGATTGATTGCTTCCGTTCCGATTTTCATCACAGAAAAATTTGGGAAAAACGACCCAATTACTGCAGGTGTTTTGACTGCAGGATTGATTGGTTTACTTGCAACTGCAAAAGCTGCGGTTGCTTCGGCGAAATTTGCCTCTGGTGGATTTGCTGGGGTTGGTGGTCGTCAGCTTATCACGGTTGGTGAGCAGGGTCCGGAAGCAATCATTCCAGCACATGTGACGCGTGCGTATCGTCCGCAAATTTTGAAATTGATTCAGGGTCAAGACCCATCGAAAATTTTCGGCAAGGACGAAAAAATGATAAAGGAATATCACGTGTACACCGATCCGAAAATGTTGGACAAATTCGACAAATTGAGCCAACAAGTCGAGCAACTGACCGAAGCGACTCGACACAATGCGGTGGCGATAAAACGCAACACAACATTTGAAGGTAAAATCAAAATAGGATTGAATCCAAAAGAAGCGGTTGCGGATTTGGAAAAAATGATGGCTAGAAAGGCGACGTTAGGATGAGCGAAAAAATAAAATTTACAGCGTTTTCAATTGACTTTGCAACGGACGGAATCGAGCAAGAATTTGAGGTCTACGGAATTGTTCCAGATCCTGAAACTGTTGGTGAATCCATCGAATATGTGAACGGATTTTTACAAAAAACTATCCGCGTCCGTATGGGCTATCAAATCAAATTTTATCCACATTCTACAAATGCCACCACCGGGAATAACACACAGTCGGTGATGGCGAAATTTTTAGCGATTTCGCAAAAAAAACATATCTACATCGCACCGGGCGATGGTGACGCTCTGTTTCCACGATGGCAGGACAGCACAAATTTCCCATTTACCAATCTTGACGTTGGCGATTATGGGCGTGAGGTGATTGTTGAAGCGACAGCCGTCACGGACGCATGGGATTTTGGCGAAGAAACTTTGGAAGTAACATTAAAAGAAAAGGCACTACGATGAGTGAATTAGTAGAGCTACGAAAGGTTATCGTAGCAACTGCCAACTCCTATGTTGGCAAAAGAGAAAAGAAAAATAACGGTGGTTTTTTGGACCCACAATTCGAACGTGAAATGAGGTCAATCGGCTTCCAAACTGGTCACGCATGGTGTATGTATTTCGTCGAATTGGTGTGGCGAAAAGCATACCGTGTTATCAATGCAATTGCGGACGCTGAATTGCACAAACTCTTCTCCGCGTCTGTCATGCAGACGAGGAACAATTTTGTGAATGCAGGGAAAAAATTCGGTTTCAAGCTGTCGCAAACTGGTGAACCGGGCGACATTGTCATTTGGCAATCGCGAAAAAACAAATCGTTGGGTCACACAGGAATTTTGACAACAACGGTAACGAAGAATTCAAAAGACTTCAACACAATTGAGGGCAACACTAACGCTTCTGGTGGTCGTGAAGGAATTGAAGTGGCACGTAAATACCGTATGATTAAAAGTTCTGGCGATCTGCAATTGATAGGCTTTATTTCGCCAGTGATTATCGAAGCTGAAAAACCAATAGAGGTTGCAACGACAGATGGCAAGTAATTCAATCTACTACCAAGAATGGTTCACTGGTGCTGGTCATAAAATCCGTGTTGAAATTTATCCCCAAGCTACCAAAACGGGGACAAATACAACGCTTCCGGTGTTTGGATCGCGTTACGTCCTGCTTCCGGACGACATTCTGTTGTCGGCTGGTAACATCTCGGCTCAATTCGAGATGTTACCAGTAGCGGTTGCAGAGACTGGAACGCTTCAAATGTCGGTGAATTTGAGCAATTGCCCAAGCCATTTACGGCAGAGATTACTCGGCAACCAAAGCAACAAACATCCAGCCGTTTGGATGGTATTTATTGCTCCAGACGGTGAGAATTGGGACCGAAGAGCCTTGTTTTGCGGAGTGCAGAAACGCACTCCGTCAATGTCAGTGAAAAAACAAGAGCAGGACGAAATAATTAACTTCGACATCGTGGATATTTTCCGCTACGTATTTGAATACATCAAGTTGAATGACTCCAACATCATTTTTGATGTGGTCGAAAATTTCTCTTTCAGAGCAGACAGGCTCTACGAGTACGCAATGACCGAAAGTGGGAACAAAATCCATTCATACTTTGCAATGGGAAGCCCTGCAGAACGATTTGTATTTGAAGCAAACAATATGCGAAATTCTGCGTGGATGTGCAGTTTGACAGACCTAATCCGCTCCATCGTTTTTGAAGTCGACGCACTATTTGTGCGTCTGTTCTGCCAAACTGGAGATACAAGGGTCCGCATCGATTACGATCTGTCTGAAGAGCCACACGCTCACAAACGAGTGTGCCAATTCTTCAACCATGCAACGACCTTGGCGAACGAAATTGACGACACACCAGCCACGTCCGATTTGTATTTTATTGCGAAAATTTCGGTTCGCGACGACGACGACAATATCGTCGGCGGTGAACTCTACGACTCAAAGGATGGGTTTGTCAAATTAGGGAGTTGCTACGACTTTTTGAAAGCCTATTGCGAAAATTTTGCTTCAAAAATGACCTACTTCGTTGAGGCTTACCCAAACGCAGATGGAGTACCATTGCTGTTGATTCAAACGCGTTCAGTTTTTGAGGGAATAGCACTTGAACACGATTACAGGGTTGACGACTCGCCAAAAGTTTTGGAGATTGTGAAAGAAGGAATTGAGCTTGAAATCGGTTCGGCTTCCATCCGATCATGCAGAGCGATTGTTCAAAACCCCGGAGAGCTTGACGTTGTTGACTACGAAGTGAAGTTGACCGGTGCAGAGTCTGAACGCGACTACGACGTATTGATGTATTTCCACAATCACCCAACGAGTCCGAAAAAAGACCTATTGCAACAACCAAATTCGACATTTGAAAACCCAGATTTGAAAAGTCCATACGAAGACGGCAAACAAACGATGTCTTACGCTTGGGGGTATTTCCCTTACTCAAAATTTTACCACAAATTCGAAGCTGAAACGTTGCCATGGGCGGACGACGCACCACGCTACGGCGATGACCAAGCGTATTACTTCATCAAACCGGCGGAGAATGTTGTCATTGGCGATTCAATATTTACCATCAACCAATTAGCAACGACTCACCCAGCAATACAAGTGATGCGTGGAGGGTATTGGATTCAACACGTTACCGATGTTCAAAATGGCAAACAACGCCAATCGGACGGCTCATATGTAAGCTCACGTGTTGGGCTGGGGAAAGCTTTAGCAGACTATTTTACAACAGTATTTGGCTCCGCCAACAATATGGTTCTTTCATGCAGCAGCACCAATGTATTTTTGTTTGATTTGGGGTTGAGTATTCGCTCCAATGCCGATTCGTTAGACCTTCAAGACTTTGGTTTTGGCTTTGAAACAACCCAATTGGCGTATGGGCTTGACAACAATTCTGCTAACGTCATTACGGGTGTTGATTTCGATTTGATGACTGGTATTTCGAAACTCAAAATTTTTGTGAAAGGTTCGTAAATGCCACTCAACGCACCAATCAAAGACCGTGTAATCTCTCAACGTCATTTGACATCGCAAGGACGTTTCAACGGCTCCAACCTCTCGTCCGTTTCGAATGTTACCACCGACACCACTCCCCCATCACTGCGTGAGATTATTCCAGTTGTTGCAATTTCGCTCACAAATATAACCTTGAGCGGACCTCAAACAATCGACGGAGTGAGCATCACAGCAGGAATGGCAGTTCTTGCCAACGGACAAACAGACAAAACAAAAAACGGTCCATACATTTGCCAATCTGGGGCGTGGACACGTATTTCCGACTTCAATATGGTATCTGGATTGTTGGTAGTGGTTCGTCAAGGAACAGCCAACGCAAATACGGTGTGGATGGAATCATTAGAATTTGACATTTACACTCCAGAGGTCACCGAACTTGAGTGGATCAATGTTGTCCCGGTTGTTGACCCACCCGATCCAATCGAATACGAGGACGTTGCAACTCCGACGGTAACCGTTACAGTCGACAATGTCGCTTATGAGATTTCAGCAGTCGTGAACGATGGCTCAATCGACACCATTCATATTGCCAATCTTGCGGTTACGACCGCAAAAATTGACAACGGAGCTGTCACCACTTCCAAGATTCAAGACGCTGCAATCACCACCGACAAACTTGCAGACGATGCAGTTTCGACTGCCAAAATACAACTCGGTGCAGTCACCGAGCCAAAACTTGCAGCACTTTCAGTCAGCACGACCAAAATACAAGATTCAGCGGTCACAAATCCGAAAATTGCAAACGGATCTGTTGGCACTCCGAAAATTGCAGACGATGCAGTCACCAACGAAAAAATGGCGGACGATAGCGTTGGAGCGAATGAATTATTGGTAGTGAATGACGACGGATTCATTGATTTTTACGATGGAACTGGTTCTCCAGTTGAGCAGGGAATTCGAGTTGTTCAAGAAAAAATTGGCAACCACTACGAAATGAATAGCTTTACCGGCAATTTGGCTTCACTCATAACCAATTGGACATTTCGATTTCCTGCGGACAATACAAAAGCCTATCCACCCGGAATTTATCACGTTGACATTAGAGCATTAGTTCAAGCATTTGTCGTCGCAAGACGTGTAAGGAATGTTCAAGCATTTTCAATGGAAGTAGCCGTTGGCGGTGGAGCAAGAACTGTAGTAGACAGAAGCGACCAACACGCAGACCCTGCAAGTGGCGTTCACAATTTCTTCGTAAACACACTTCGCGGTGGTTTACTATTGGACATCACAGACTCAACGACAGCGAATCGTTACGTTGAGGTTTTCGTCGACCTCAATATAACAGACACAACCGTTCCGGGAACTGCAGACCGTTCAAGCGTTCAAGGGTATTTCCACATTCACAAGCTCAACGACGCCTCGTCGACGATAGTGCAAGAAACAATATAA